GGGGCAGGCGAGCCGAGAGGCCGTCGTCGAGATCGTGATCGGCATCAGCTTCGATGAGGCGCACCGAATGCGCGATCCGCGGGAACGCTGGTACACCAACTCGTACCCGCTCGTGGAGAAGCGAATGCGCCGGTCGGACTGTCTGCAGTGGCTCGCAGCGCACGGCTACCCGATACCGCCGAAGTCTTCGTGTCTTGGCTGTCCATATCGTAGCAACGATCTCTGGCGCGAGATGCGTGTGTCGTCGCCTGCTGAGTGGGATGAACCGTGCCGGATAGACGAGTTCATCAGGGACAAAGGGACTGATCGCGGCGCGTTGCAGTACATGCACCGGAGCTTCGTTCCGCTCAGGCAAGCGGACGTCGGCGGCCACATGGCTGAGCTTGACTTGTTCGGCAACGAGTGCGAAGGAATGTGCGGGGTATGACGATTGGCGTCTTCACATTGAGGCCGCTGATCCGGCATGTGCGCAGTCTCTACCGTCCTGGTGAGACGGCAGAGGAATGCCGCGATCGGCTGCGAGAGGAGAACCGCGAAGCCATAGAGCGGGCGTGCGCCGACACGCTCGCCTATGAGCGGGCGTTGGAGGAAGCCGAGGGGCCCGGAGAGTGAGAACGGGTGAAAAGGAGCTGGCCGTCATAGACCTGTTCAGCGGTCTTGGCGGGTTCTCGCTCGCGGCGTCGTGGGCGGGCATGGCCGTGCTTGCGCAGGTGGAGATAGACGAAAGGTGCAGGGAGTTCCTTGGCCGACGCTGGCCAGAAACGGAGCAGTATGGTGACATACGAGAGTTCGATGGCAAACCTTTTCGAGGACGAGCCGACATCGTTGTTGGCGGGCCACCATGCCAGCCAGTTTCTGTCGCCGGGAAGCGACGAGGCGAGGCTGACGACCGCTGGCTCTGGGGAGAGGCTCTGCGCGTTGTTGCCGAAGTCGAGCCCGCTTGGGTCCTGTTTGAGAACCCTCCTGGAATCGCGGGAATGGGCCTCTCCGGAATACTTGCTAATCTGGAAGCCCTTGGTTACGACGTGCGGGTGCTTGGTATTCCAGCTTGCGCCGTCGGAGCCCCGCACCGACGAAACCGATACTGGATCGTGGGCCACTCCGAGAGCGCAGGACGAGTACGAGCGTCGCAACATGAAGACGGTGATGCGGATCGTGTCGAACGGCGGCGATGTGACATTGCCGACACAGATGAAGGCCACATGGCCGACACCGAGGGCAGGAAAGACGACGGGAGAGGAGCCAGAGACGTGGCAGGCGCGGAAGGAGCAGGGCGGCGTGGCGACGCCTCCGCTCGGGATGGTAGTCAAGGCCGCATGGCCGACGCCAATAAGCCGAGACGTGAAAGGGCCGATGTACCACAAACCTGGCCGCCCGTCGGCGGCGCGAACGGACTACGTGCCGAACATCATCAAGGCGACGTGGGCGGCCCCACCGAGTGCCGAGAGCGGCCCGAGCGAGGCGGAGATCGAGGCTGGGAATCCGAAGCATCGGCTGGAGACAGCGGCATGTGGTCCCGCTACGTCTGGTTGCCTTGCGCGGACGGAAAGGTTCGCCGTGCGCCTGATGATACTTTCAGCATGGCTCATGGGCTTCCCGTGGAGCTATCTGAAGGACTGGCCGAAGGCGAAGAGCCGGAAACGCCGCATCGCAGCCTGATAGCTGCGCTGGGAAACGCTATAGTCCCGCAGGTAGCGTATCGCATTTTCTGCGCAATCAGAGACGCGTCAGACGCGTGCGGGTGCTGAACAGCATGTCACTACCGAACCACTGGCTGAACACCTGCCCGCACTGCGGAGGCGAGCTACTGCCCGTACGTGGTCCCGATCACGTGGCCGTTGTGGGCAACGTCTGCACGACGTGTGGCTATCAGACGGCTGTAGGTGTCGAGCGTCAGAAGCGGGCTCGCAGGCGTCCGGCGGTGAGCGAGGATCAGGTGCAGGCGGCTATCGTGCGAGCCCTGCGCGGTGCTGGCCATGAGGTCCTCATCACGAGCAGGCGCAGGCGGCGTTGCGTGCACTGCGGTCGGTATTCCGCTGGCGGAGACGGAGTGAGCCGCGGACTGCCGGACCTGCTGGTGTGGGATCAGCGCCGGCGAGGGTGGATCGGGATCGAGGTCAAGGGGCCGCGAACTGCGGTGAGCCCTGAGCAGCGGGAGCTTGCCGACCGTGGGATGATCGTCGTTGTCAGGAGCGTGGAGGAGGCGCTTGCCGCGCTGAGCGAAAAATGGGCCCCGGCGTGATAAACCGGAGCCCAGTCCCGCAAGCCTGCTCTGAACCGCTCGCCCATAAGAGGCGGTATCTCTCCGCCCGCGGTTCTTGTCAAGGAGGATCAGCAAGAATGATACCACAGATCGGGTACAATAGGTGTGCTGAGTAGCGTCAGCGTAATGGGAAAATGTGCGGTAGTGAACGCCGTCGTGATGTCTGTCGGTTGCCACAGGCTTGCCGCACGCCTGCCCCTACGCTACCGGCTCCGGCAGACATCAGGGCGGCGTTACTGCATGTCAGGCCCGAGAGTTCTACGCGCAGTCTACGCGTAGACTACGGGAAGTCTACAGCCAGTCTACAACGGAGGTGCAACACACATGTGGATAGAGTCGCATTCTGACCTATCAGATCATCCAAAAATGTGGGCGTTGACTGAGCTACTTGACGTGCATTGCGCCCAAACGATAGGCATTTTGCACCTGTTGTGGTGGTGGTCCATGCGATTTGCACCGGACGGGGACGTGACCGACTTCGCGCCGACCGCCATAGCCCGCGCCTGTCGCTGGACCGGTGACCCGCAGACACTTGTCAACGCGCTCATTCGTGCCGGGTTCCTCGATGATACAGACGGACGTCTGCTAATCCATGACTGGGCTGATTACACTGGCAAGCTGCTCAATCAGCAGGAACGCGCCCGACAACGAGCCAAACGACACTACGCGCAGTCTAACCGTAGTCTACCGGTGACAGGACAGGACAATATAATACCCCCCTACCCCCCTGGACGGGGGGATGACTGTGCAGTCGCTAACGCCAAACGACACATCGCACATGCGAATGGTAGGCAGCCGCCCGACGACGACAGCTTCAACCGGTTCTGGGCTGAGTGGCCGAAGAAGGTCGCCAAGGAAGCGGCCAGAGCAGCATTCCGGAGACTCAACCCGGACGAAGCATTGCTGGAAACGATCATCACCGACGTGCAGTGCCGCAGGACCGGGCCTGACTGGACGCGTGACGGTGGCAGGTACATTCCGAACGCTTCAACCTACCTCAACCAGCGGAGGTGGACCGACACCGGGATAGACGTGGAGCTGATCAAGCACACTGAGACCCGAGCCGTCCCCGAAACTGACGACGCTCTGGTCCGCGAGAATGAGCGGAAGCTGTTCGAACTGCAGACTGGCAGGCCTGCGCCATGGTGAACACACCGGACGTTATCCCGCCGCAAACGCTGGATTACGAGTACGCCGTGCTCAAGGCACTCTGGGACGAACCCAACAACATCAACCGCGTGCGCAACATCCTCGCGCCGGCCATGTTCTACCGTGCAGAGAATGCCGAAATCTTCCGGATCATGCTAATCCTCCGGGAACGCAACGAGCCGATTGACATACTGACTGTCTCGGACGAGGCGGATCGGCGCGGCGTCATTGATGGCTACACGGCGCGTCTGGCGTGGTGTACAGGCAGCGAGTGCTGCGCGAGCCCTGCCAACGCGGTGTTCTACGCTCAGCGCGTCCGGGAGGCGTGGAGCAAGCGCAGGATGCTCGAAGTCTGCAGCTCCGCTATGCAGGAGCTTAGCGAGGCAAACGACGCGGTTGATATCCGGCACTGGATCGAGCGTGAACTTGCCGCCGTATTGCCGCAGAGCACCGCTGAGGATCCAACGCTAGACGATCTCTCCAACCAGCTGCTGGACGCGTGGGATGATCGAACGCCGCGAATACCGTGGGGAATACCGGGATCATCGGAGTTTAGCCGGCAGATGACACGCGGTGAAGTCTACGTGATCGGGGCGAGTCCCTCGGTCGGGAAAACCGCGATCATGACGCAAGCGGCAGTAACCGTGGCAAGGGCAGGATTCAAGGTCCTGTTCATAAGCTATGAGATGGACGTGCTCAGCATCTTCCGCCGAATGGTGTCACAGGAGACCGGGCTACCGATGTACGTCGTGCAGGAGGGCGGCAACGCCCAGCAAACCGCGCTGATCGGCGACGCCATTGAGCGCCTCAGGGTGTTGCCAATCACGATCCGCAAGCCGCAGACACTGACAGCGTTGCACCTCGCTAGCGTGCTCGAGGCCGAGCGCCCCGACGTGGCATACGTGGACTACCTGCAGCTAGTGCAGGGCGTAGGGGATAACCGCGTTCAGCAGGTGGGCAACTCCATGCAGGTCCTCAAGGCGGCAGCGTTGCAGTCAGAGTGCGTCTGCGTGGTCGCCTCCCAGCTATCCAGAGCAGCATTCGCCGAACGATCCGCACGTCCAGAGCTCCATCACCTGCGCGAGAGCGGCGAGATTGAGGCTGTGGCAGACGTGATCATGCTTCTCTGGAGAGACAAAGTCGAGCAGCTCGTAGACAGGGCGGTTCTGAGGCACATGCGAGTCGCAAAGAATCGCAACGGCCCGGTGTGGGAAACGCTGCTGCGCTTCGAACCGTCATGCGCCCGGTGGAAGCGCAACGAGGAAGGGGCACCACAAGAGTAACCGCGATAGCGGAACAACGAAAGGAGCAAAGAGGATGACCGAACGACGCAAGCCGGACCTTTTTCGGAGACCGAGCACGCTTGCAGAGCGAGCCGAGGTGAACGAGTTACCGAGGTTCAAGAGCGAGCCATGGGCAACGACTGAGCATCAAGACCGAGCGCGCAGGAAGGCACATCGGGTATAAACGCAATATGGGGAAGAAAGGCAGCACATCCTCCCGAGGTCGAGCCATGACGCCAGAACCCAAACGCATCCCTACAAATCCGACACCGCAACGCGAAGGCCGCTGGTGGGGAAAGTTCTTCGAGAAACTCGCAGAAACAGGGATCGTCACGCTGGCCGCTAGTAGCGCCGGTATCTCACGTGTACACGTCTATGATCTCAGAAGCCGCAACAAGGAGTTCGCAGCGCGCTGGGCCGAAGCCGAGCGGCTGGGACTCGCGGCACTCGAAGACGCGGCCACCAAGCGCGCCCTCGCAACTAGCGACCGGCTTCTGGAGTTCCTACTGCGAGCACGCTTGCCGCACAAATACGGTGAGAGAACGATCATTGAACACGCCGGTAAAATCAGCATCGCGCACGACGACGCGGCGCTTGAAGCGGCAGTCAGAGAGCGTCTGGAACGAGAGCGACTGCTCGGAGATGATGGCGAGCAGAGCGAGGGCGGCGCTCCTGACGTTCTGCCGGGTGACCTTCCCCAGCTACCTGCTGGCTGATCACCTCTGCAGGCTGGCCGGGGCGCTGAGCGCCGTCGAAGCCGGCCGTATTCGGCGTCTGCTCATTACGACGGCCCCGCGGCACGGGAAGAGCGAGCTATGCTCGGTGCGTTTCCCCGCGTGGGCCCTGGGCCGCAACCCCGACCGGCGCATCATCCTCGCCTCCTACGCCGCGGACCTCGCAGAGAGGTTCAGCAGGCAGGTGCGCGCGATAATCACGAGCGAGCCCTACCAGGTTGTGTTTCCAGGGGTGAGACTCGCGGCGGACAGCAGGAGCGTTGCGCAGTGGGACATTGAGGGCAGGCGCGGAGGCCTCAAAGCCGTAGGCGTCGGCGGCCCGATCACAGGACACGGGGCGGATATCGTGATCCTCGACGATCCGCACAAGAACCGCGAAGAGACAGCGTCGAAGGTCATGCGTGACAAGGTGTGGGAGTGGTACAAATCCACGCTCTACACGCGCCTCGAACCGCAGGCCGCGCTGGTGGTCATCATGACCCGCTGGCACACGGACGATCTCGTTGGGCGGATACTGGCGCAGGCCGAGACCGGCGACACCAACGAGCAGTGGACTGTACTCAAGCTCCCCGCGCTCAGCGACGACGGTGCGGCCCTGTGGCCTGAGCGATACTCGGCTGAGGCACTCGCGCGGATCAAACAGACGATCGGTGTCTACAACTGGAGCGCACTGTATCAGTGCGAGCCTGTCGCACCTGAGGGGGCAATGTTTCAGGTGGATCGGTTGAACTCGGCGACCGTCCTGCCCCAGTGCACGCGACATGTGCGTGGCTGGGACATCGCCGCAACGAGCGGCGACGGTGACTACACGGCAGGCGTTTTGCTCGGTGCGCACGACAGCGGTTACGTGGTGCTGGACGTGGTGCGCGGCCAGTGGGACCCGGCAACGCGCAACGAGATCATC